GCCATGATTTTACTCCTTACCTAAAAAGGTCAGCCTTCGGTGACGTCGCAGGAAACGATGGCGGACGGGCGAACAACCTTGGTACCGTAAAGGTAAAGGCCCTTGACGCCCTGGTCAAAGTAGTCCTGGCGCTCAAGATACTGGATCTTCGAAAGCTGCCCAGCATAGGCGACCGCAGAGCGATGGAAAGCGGTGATGATCGCAGTACCGCTCGAAGTGTGGCAGTTGTTGGAAAGCAGCACGTTGAATCCGTAGATGTTTCCGACATAGCCATTAGTGATCAGACCGCCTTCGAAGGACTTCGGAACGGCAGTGGCGCTGATGCCACCGGAAACCGCTTCGAGAAGATCCTGATGGAAGAACGGGGGAACCACGATGAAGCGCTCGCTAGTCGGCACGTTTTTCTCATCGAGCTTGCGCGCGTAGAGAGAAACCAGCGACAGGGCAGAGCCGGCGGAGACGGTAGCGGCGGTTACGATGTTACCGGAACCATCAGCGATAGCCTCGGAAATGTCCTGATCGATGGCGTCGGCGATACCATAGGCAGCGCGGGCCAGGGCCTCGGACATAACCTTCGGGTTATTCTGCACCATGTCAACGTCGTCAATCGCAAAGGCAAAGCTCTTCGCCTTATTGATGACGAGCAACTTGTCCGCCGCCGAGAGCGCCTGCCACGTGAGCGCGGTAGACGTAGATCCCGTATTCGAGAACTTGGTATAGTTCGATACCGTAATATCGCCGATCTCCGCGATCTTTACGGAATCGCCATAGTTCCTAATAAGCCCTTCATATTCCCGGCTTACCAGGGAACCAAACACCAGCGCCTTGTACAGCGGGCTCAGAAGCTGAGGCGCCATAACAAACGAGGTAAGATTGTCCAAACCAGCCATGATTTTTACTCCTATTTTCTAGCGGCACGAATGGCGGCTTCGATCTCTGCGAGGCTCTTCCCAGTCATGTCTTCCGATTTCTGCCCAGGTTCTGCGGCCTTGGGCTTAGGCCCTCCGACCAACTTTTCCTCCACCCGCTTCGCAACCTCTTTGTCAATGAGTTTGTTGAACGTGTCGAGACTCTTTGCAAGTTCCGCCTCGGTCGTCCCCGATATGTACTCGGAGAACTCAAGCGGGACATTCTTGGAACTCAAAAGCCTGTCTTTAGAAAGGCGCAACGTTGCTTCGGCGACCTCTCTGGACTTAGCCTCAAGCTCCTGCTTCTGCTTCTCGAACTCGAACTGAGCTTTCTGCGCTTCGGTCATCTTCTCTTTCTTGAGGTTTTCAAGCTCGGCGGCAAGCGCGGCCGCTTTCTTGACCTCTTCCTGATAGGCCCTGTCCGACCCAGCCTGGGCTTTCTTGATCTGCTCAATCTGTTCGGCTAGGACCTTTGGGTCAACCTGGGGCTCCGGTCCCTTTTCAGGTACAGGCGCGGGGGTGACAATCTCTTCGGCCATGTGTTTTCTCCTTAAGCGAACGTCTTATGATCTTCTTTCCATTCTGGATATGTCTGGTATGGGATAACGCCTTCCTCTTTAGACCGCCGTAGCTCGGGAGCTAGATCTGCGATCTCAAAGCGGACGTCGCAGCGACACTGAATTCGCTCACCAGCCGGCAGCCCTTCCCAGCCAGGATAAGGCGCTTCGCCTATAGATCCACGAAACATCCCGTCATCGTCGCGCTCGACTCCATCCATGGATGCGTGGCTATCTCTAGTCCTTCCATCAAGCGTAGATATCCATACCACCTTGCCCTCAACGCCCTGCTTGAGAGCTTCGTCATAGCTTGCCGCCGTCCCAGCCTCTTGGGAATCGTGCAACTCTGTGCGCAGTATCCGCATGATCTTGTAGTTTTCTGCGTTGATATACGCCTTTACGTCTTTCATCATGTCATGATAGGACTGGCCAAGCGCAAGCCCATTGCTGATCGTGGTTCTAATCTTTGACAGTGCCTCGTTGCCCCAGTTCTTGATAGCAACTTCGTGGAACACGTTTTCTAGGTTGGCCGCGATCGCCTGCTTGTCGAGAGCGCCCCAGTCAAGGGCTACGCCTGTCGCATTATCGAAGGCCCAGGCGGTACGGAAGAACGCTTCCCCATATTCCTCTGGCTTCAAGCGCTTTATGATGGCTTTCGACTGCGCAATGCTCGGCTTTACAATCTCCTGAACCTTCTTTTCCAGCGATGCAAGGCGGTTGTATCGAGTCATCTCGGCCTTGGTGAGCAACCCGTTTACGGCGTACTTGTCGTATATTTTTGCCATCTCAACGCGGATTTCGTCGAGGTTGTCACGGAATAGAGCCGCTACTTCGCGCTCGTACTTTTTCTCTACCGAAGCGAAGTATCGCTCGCGGGCATCTTCGCCTTTCATGTTCTAGCCCTATTCCTTGTCAATCGAGTCGTCTATCTTTTTTTCTTCCCTGTTTGGCTGTTCTTCTGGGGATGGTATCATCTCAACGTCTGGAGGCTCCATCTCCTTGTCTTCATCCTGGCGCTTTAGCTCTTCCTCGACATCGGGGAGGATGTCGTCGGGCATGATGTCGGCGATAAGGTAGCGAGAGAATCCGGCCTGAGACATGGTGAGCGCCGTGTCTGCAAACTCCTTGAGATTCAATGGAGCGTTGCGCTTATGGGAAATTGTTACCTGATCAAACGTGCCGCCATTATCGCGTTCCATGGTTTTGTACATATCGGTGATTATCTTTATTCGCTCGTACAGAGCAGTATCGAACTCGGCCTCTGCGTTGCTAACCACGTTTTCAAAATCAAACATAAGGCGCTGGACCGCTACGCCAGAAACGCCATCCTTGAAGGCGCTAGACCCTAGATCCGGCACATGGCTTTGTATGTGAATCTGTTCCTTGATTAGCTCTGCCATGAAGCGGATATAGTCGGTTGGGATGTCTTTGGTTAGGAATGTTACATCGTCTTTCTCTTTTAGTTGCTCGAACACCCTGCGCCGCTTAAGAGCGTTAAGCGCCCACGAAACAACGCCCATGGCGTTTCGGTCCATGTTCGGGGGGATTGAAGACTTCGCAGCGTCTCCAAGGCTCATTCCGACAAGCCGCATATAGGCATGAGAGAACCTGTCAAACTCATTCATAGAGTCGCTTATCAAAATATCATAGTCATCGATTAGCTTGACGACTGGCTCGATGATCCCCTGCGCCTCTTCCCCGAGGTAGTAGGCTACAACTGGCGGAGTCTTAAAGAAGTTGGTTGTTGACGCTACGAAGGAAAGCGTACCCTTCGATATGGCGTCTCGATCAAGGTTATACTCTTCGACCGTAGCGGCATAGTAGACAAAAACCTTCCACTTCTTGCGATCGGCATCTGTCGGATAGTAGCGGATCGCGATCTTTTTTTTTGGCTCGATGGCCGTATCGTACAGGACGATCATCTCTCGCGGGTCGATTGTCGCGAACTTGATCTCAGACTTTCCGGTCAACTTAGACTTATCAAGATATAGAAGCTCATAGGACAACCCAAAAATGCCAGTATTGCGGCCGGCAAGGCTGGTCTTTATATGCTCGTTGTTCTCGTTAAAGGTCGCCTGCAACTCTTTGAAATAAGCCGCGTTATCGCTCTTGTATGTCGTGAAGTGAGGGCGATAGGCGTATCCAGTAAAGGTTGTTATGATCTTTCGCCCATAGCTTACCGGGGTTCTGTTGTCTGGGTTAGTCTGGTCGATGCTGGGCTTTTTGAGTATCGCGGTATTCTTCCCGAGATAGTAGTCCCAAAGCATGTCGAGCTTCGGCACTTCCTCGCGCTCGTAGCAATCGATATACTTTAGGATATCGTCAGTGGTGAGGATGTCTTTTTCGGTCCTAAGTTTTTGCATTTTGTTCCTTATAGCCCGAGGGCATCCGCGCCATATTCCGAGAGCCGCCCGTAGTTGTTCTTTATTAGTCCGACATACGCATATCGCAAGGCATCCCAGCCGTGGTCGTATGCCTTAACGATTATAGGTAGCACTTCCCCGGTCCTAGAGTCTACCTTGTAGCTATACAGCCTTGCCTCGTCGAGGAACTGCCCACATCGCTCGTGTACCACAATTTCGTCAAATGATCGCAGCCACTCGATGCCGTCCTCGACAGACCCCTTGCCCTTCTCTGCTCCGTCTATCGTAAAGCCCTCGCGCCGCATGTATGCGATTGTTTCCGGCCTTGCTTCGTCTGCGTGGATCGGCCATCCGCGAGCGGTAGGCACCCGGTCGAATAGCGCAGGAAGCTCCTGCATCTCTACGCCGTAGCCGTATTCGGCATGGTCTACATACAGACTAGTCCCGCTGATCCAACTTCTAATGATGACACTTGGGTCTTGAGCAAATCCCCAGTCGGCCCCATGGAAGAAACGTGTTTCGTTACCCGGTACAAAGGTGCTAACCCGTATTTTGTTTGCAAATATCCTACTTGCCGATAATCTACGAGGCTTACCCAACCACACCCACTCGTATCGGTCTGGGTCGAATCGTCTGTCGTTTTCTGCAAGCTCATACGTTTCCTTCGACAAAGCTCCAAAAGACTGCGTATCCAAGTAGTTTGTTTCTACAAGGATCTCGTCCGGCTGTCTCTGCAAGTAAAATCGCTTGTGCGTTGGGGCGTCATCGTCTTTCGGGTTATAGGTTAGCCATACCTCGGAGCCCTGCTTGCGTATGGTAGGTAGTAGCACATCCCAAGATTCGTTGGAAACGTTTTCCGCTTCCTCTACCCAGCAATAATCTATGCCCTCGGTTGACTTGATTTCATAGATGTTGTGGTGCAGCCCCTTAAATATGAACTCGGTACCGTTGTCGCCGACGATTGAATCCCGCATGACTCGGTAGTGTTCGCCGAGCCCCATAAGGTCAATCTGCTCTTCAAGCAGGCGAAGCACAGAATCCTTTATGCTTGTCTGGAACTCGCGCGCGCACAGGATGAATACCTTGCGCTTCATCCCCTCAAGCAAAAGCAGGCGCGCCACTGTCCAAGATCGCATCCCGGCTCGACCGCCGACTGCAACCTTGTATCTGTGTGGCTCAAGAAACGGCTCGAACTTATAGTATAGGCTAATCCCCGGCTGGCTCATCGAGTTTCCGAGCAACCGTAATCGTGAAGCCTTCTATCTTTCCGGAGTGCTCCATGTCGATAAGCTCTTTCGGTTTTCCGTAGGCGTAGGCTACGATATTCTCTGCGGCCTTGTTTCGATGCTCCCACTTGGCCGGCTTCCCTTCCTCGTCAAGCTCCGAAAGCGTCTTTATCCAGAAGTCGAAAGAGTCGGCTGCCCCGGCCCGGAGTTTTGTTTTTAGCTCATCGGGAATCGGAGGACGGCCCCCAGGATTTCCACTTTTACCTTTTTCCCACATTTTGAATCCTTTTGCGTTACAAACCACCTACACCTGTTTCCAGTTGTAGGCACCTTGCACCACGATGACTCGGGTTCAGGAGTCGAACCTGATATCACAAGCTTATGGGGCTTGTATGATTTCCGTTTCACCCACCCGAGTAAACATGCGTCTATCTAGCCATCGGAGGGAGTCGAACCCCCGGCCTCAACCTTACAAAGGGTACGCTCTGCCGTTAGAGCTACGATGGCAATAACCCGGCCGAGGGTGTGTTACAACTGATTCAGCCGGGAGCAAATTACTTAGCGTGCCACTTCCCGTCTTCGCGTAACTCCACTATGTCACGATTGGCGTGCATCGCCACAATGCTATCGAAGTAGTCTTCCGTGATTCCGATAGTTTTGCAGAAGTCGGCCTTCGCAGCCGGATCACAGATATAGTCTTTGTCGTCAATAAGCCTTCTGGCCTCTTCGCGGTTCAGCTTGCCTTCTCTGACAAACCGGCAAGCAACGTCGGCCACGCGCTGGAACCCGTATTTCACGTACTTGGTCCACAGCTGTATAATATAGGCCACGCTGTCAATCTGCGTGTACTGCTCAAGGCTTCCCTGCCTCGGCCACTCGTTGAAGTCGTCAAGATCCTTGAAACCGATAGAGCGAGCTTGCTCTAGGCTGTCGGTTATGGAATAAGGGTAAATGGCTCCCATGAATATGATGTTTATATCATCACGTAGATGCAACAGATCGGCAGCTTCATACCCAGGAATGGATGGGTAGATATCGTCCAACACATAGGAGTTCGGATCAAAGCTTTCTTCATGTAATACATCCAATCGTTCGCTCGTCCCATACTCGAACGCGCTATTCTCTCCATAGAAGACCAGCTTAATACCATAGGCCCTGGCCATCTCAATGGGAATCGAGTAGATGCGTTCCTCGATCCACTTGAGCGGATGCAGCTCGTTCTCAAAGTCTTTCAGCGTCTCGCGCTTAAAGGTTTCAGGCTCGCATCGAACGGTGATATGGTCGAAGTTGTACCTAGAAACCAGGTTATTGATATTGTGCTGCCCAGCCTTCGTGTGCGTGAACTCATCCGTCACGCTAACAAGCAAGGCATTCTTGACCCCGTGGTTTTCGACAAGCCGCTTCACGATCATATGCGAATCCTTACCGCCGCTTACGGCAACAAGGCAATCATACTTCTCGTGCGTTTTGTTCTCAGCTATGTACTTGGTCAACCATTCCTGGCGAGCCTTGAAATCGATAGTCTTCTTAGCCTCGGAGTTGATGCACGCCTGGCACACTCCGTCCTTCTCAAGTAGTCCAGGCCGAGTCCCTAGGGGGAATCCGCACTTAGAGCAAAGCCTCATACCTTCTCCATGAGAGCCCATACAATATCGTCCTGCGGATATTCGTCATGCCGCCAGACGAAACCATAGTCTGCGATACGCATACCGCCGAGCCTTAACAGGTCTCCCCAGAAATCCCGCTTGAATAGCTTGGAATCGTTGCCGCGGTATTTCACTTCTACGGGAGTCGGGTTGTAATACTCGGCTACCAAGATGTACCGATTCGACAGATCAAGCATTTTCTGATAAACGGCTGGCAGTTGCTCGGGGGCTATATGGATCAAAACGCCCTTGGTGAATACCAGGTCGTACTTGTTTACGGTTTCAAACGATGCAATCGGGCTGCAATGGGCGTATGGCTGGTCGAGCCCAAGGTCCTCGAACATTGTCGCCATGTCGTGCAGCGCATGGGCGTTTATGTCAACGCCGGTTTTTGTCGTGGAGCCATCGATATATTCAAGCGCCGCAAGGTTCAGACCCTTGTTACATCCAAGCTCAAGGATCGTCTTTACGTCTTTTGCCTTAGCCAAAGCCTCTGAGAAAAAGGCGATGTTAGACTCGATCCAGTCGCGACCACCCATGCGGACGGTGTACTCGTCTCCAAACTGGCCGGCCCAGAAAGCTTCCTGTTCAGTTGGCATCAATAATCCCACCGTACGAACCATAGCTTTCATGGATCTGGTCTTCTATGCTCTTGTGCTTAAAGGCTTTTCTAATAGTCGGCGATATGAGCAGTAGTTTGATGCAGTCAATAAAGCTCATGTCGATCTTTACCCTGGTCCGTACCACGATAGTACCACTAGGCTTTCTCATTTGCCATCCTTACCGCTTCGTTGTAGTCTTCGACCGTGTTTATGTCGCAGGCGTTTGTAGTAATAAGCCTACCCCAGTCTAAACCTTTCAAGGAGATGGTTTTCTCTTTTTGGTATAACGCCATCCTAAACATATAGCAAGCCCCAGCATCTTTACCATCAAGGTCAACAAGATACTCGCACTCGCTATACTCTTTGTCAACGATATGATACAGAAGCTCTATTTCCTTGGGCTTGATAAGCGGTATGCATGGATACAACTTGCAAACAATATCTGCCTTCGGAAAGTACCCAAGTACCTCTCGCGCCACGTCGTCATCGGTAGCCGTATCGATTGAAGCCTCGGGGCTACGAAGCAACGGCATAGCTCCGTATTGTCTCGCAACGTTCAGGATCTCCACGCTATCGCTTGATACCACGATGTAGTCGAAAAGCCCGGTTGCCTTAGCCTTCTCTATAGCGTCGGCTAGCATCGGCTTGCCATTCCACGGGTATAGGTTTTTGCCGGGGAAGCGCCTAGAGCCACCGCGGGCTTGGATATAGCACAGATTCACTTATGCTCCCTGTCTATCGAATAATACACAGAATCGTAGTATTGTCCCCTTATGTACTTTCTATTTGGTAGATA